GCGCCTGGCCAATGTCGATGCCCTCGTGGTCGAGCTGCACGCCCGCCGCCGTGTCCAAGCTGCGCCCCGCAGCCAGGGCCTGCAGCACGTCCTCGAGCAGCTGGACCCGCGTCACCGCGGCGTCGACCAAGGCGCGCCAGTTCTGCTTGTCCTGCAGCTGCCAGCTCGGCAGGGCCTGGGCCTGGTCGACGTGGTCAGTGATGGTGGTTGCCGGCATCGCATACCTACGTGATGGTGATGGCCGCCGCCAGCAGCGACGGGTATTGGTTGTAGCTCACCGCCAGCGCCCCGCTGAGCGACAGGGCCACGCCGTTGAGCGTGCCCGACACCGCCGTCGCCCCCACCGCCGCGCCGAGCACCGCCGCCACAATGCGCACGTGCAGCACGTCGTCGCCCATGCCCAGGCTGTCGGTGTAGGCGATAACCGCGGCCTTGACCGCGTCGTTGTAGCCGGCGCTCGAGCCGGTGATCGTCAGCACCAGCGTGCAGACCAGCGGCGTCGCGTTCATCCAGCTCACCACGTGCGGCACGCCCTCGTCGTCGGTCACCGTCGCCGACGACGTGCCGTAGGCCAGGATCCCCGCTGGCTTGCTGGCGAAGATCACCGCAGCGATGTCCGCGGCCGAGTAGGTCCCGCGGGCCACCACCAAGAGGCTGTGGGCGGGCAAGGTGCCGATCGCCTCGGGCGACGAGATGCCCATGCTGTTGGTGTCGTTCTCGTACACCCGGGCCTGCACCACCGAGCTGAGCGCCAGCACGTTGGCCAGCACCGCCCGCACCGTCCCGGCGCCGGCCTGAGACAGCGCCTGGAAGTACCTCAGCCGCAGCGCCGCATCGGTCTCGCGCGCCGCCCCCGCCACCGCCGCCGCCGCGTTGGCCATCGTCAGCTCGGCCGACCCCAGGAACGACGTGACCCACGACCAGGTCGAGCCCGCAGCGGCCTCAATCGCCCCCGATGCCAGCGAGATGAACCGCATGGTCACCGTGGCGCCGTCGGCCACCGCGCCGCCCGTCTCAGCGCCCCAGCGGTCGCCCGTGGGCAGCTCGATGAGCGCCCCCGCCGGCACCGTCAGCGGCCCGCCCGCCGGCGGGTTCGGGTTGGTCACGGCGATGTCCACGTAGCCGTAGGTCGCGGCGTTGCGCGTCAGGCCCGCCTTGGCCACGGCCACATCGAGCGCCGCGCCCGTCGCCGACACCACGTAGGCCGACAGGTACACGTCGGCCAGCAGCTCCTGGATGAGGCTCTCGCGCTCGGCCAGCACGCCCAGCAGCTGCCCCAGCGGGCTGCTGTCGTCGTCGACCAGCAGCGTGGCGATGCCGGTCTTGGCGCGCACGTCGGCCGCCAGCTCCGAGCGGATCGTCGCCAGGTCCTGAATGGCCAAGCCGGCCGCGGTCAAAGTCGGTCCCGCCATCTGCTACCCCACCTCGGCCGCGAGCTCGAGCAGCTCGCCCGTGTCCGTCATCGCCTGCACCGCAATTGAGATCGACCGCTGCCCGCGGTCGCGCGTCAGGTCCACCGTGTAGACCGAGGCGATCCCCGGCGTGCCCTCGAGCACCCGCCGCACCTCGGCCTCGACCTGGTCGTCGGTGATGCCCAGGCCAAAGACCTCGCCGAACCAATCGAGCCCCGCGTCGATGTCCAGAAGCCACTCGCCCTTGACCTGCTGCAGGCGGAACTTGGCGTGCTGGGCAATCGCCGGCGCGTCCGCCACCCAGGCAAAGCTGCGGCCGTCGCTGAGGTCGATGTCGCCGTCTGCGTCCAGTTCGATGTCGCGGTAGGTCGCCATCTACTTCACCTTGACCGTGGCGCTGCCGCCGGTGATGGTGCCCTGCAGTGCATAGTTGGGCGGCGGCGGGCCGACCATGCCGCCAGAGACCCAGGCCGCGGCGCCGATCAGCCAGGCCTGAAAGGCGGCGCCCTGAATGGGGCCGATCACGACCTCGGACGCATCGCCCTGCCGGGCCGCGAACGCCGTCGCGCCCTGCCCGACTTTGACCAGGCCGCCCGTCGGCTCGCGGATCTCGAGGTCGGCCGTCGGCACACTGGCCAGCACGCCGCCCGAGCTGCGCAGGCCCGGGATGAACACCGCGTCGCCCACGTGGTGGTGGCGCTCGCTCTGCGGGTCGCCGGCATCGCCGCTCGCCAGCCAGCGCTCAATCGACCGCGAGCAGAAGACCAATAGGCCCGTGTCGCCCTTGGCGATTGGCCAGGTGATGCCCGCCGCGCCCGCTCCCGGGAACACCACCGGCACGCCGGCCAGCAGCGGCAGGGGCCCGTCGACGTCGGCCGGCGCCGGCTGGACCTGGACGCGCTGCGATGCGGCGTCGTAGGAGGCAACCACTCCGGGCAGGGCCGTCCACACGTCGGTGACGGCCGCATCCAGAATGCGCTGCAGCGCCTGCTCGAACGTGTCGGCCATCTACACCTCGGTGCACTCGCACGAACTGGTCCAATCGCTACCGTGCGTGTCGCCCAGCATCTCCACGGTGCGGCAGCGCAGCAGGCCCGACAAGGTTTGCGACTCCAGTTTGACCAGGCGGCCCGGCTTTAGCGCCGGCTGCAAGCGGCTTTGCACGTCGATGGTGCGCTTCTTGCCCGGCTCCTTGGCGTTGCGCTGGGGCGTGCCGATAAGCCCCGTCGCCGGCGTCAGGACCACCGCCGTCTCGGCCGTCGCCGCGTCCTCGCGCAGCAGCAAGAGGCGCCCGTTCTGGATGCTCCACTCCAGGCCCAGCGACCGGCACAGCACGTCCATCTCGGCATGCGCGAACCCATACAGTGCCGTCGGCCCAGGGGTCGACCCAGAGCCCGCCAGCGCCAGCTGGTCGGCCGAGACCTGCAGGCCCATCTGGCCGGCAATGGTCTTGAGCAGGTCCGCGTGCGGCGTCGCCTTGTGCAGACTGGCGCGCATCCTGGTCGTCCACTGCGGCTGGCCGTCGCGCGCCTCGAGGACAGTGACCCACCCGCCCTCTTGGCGGATCGACTCGCCGCGCGTGACCTGGCCAGAGAAGATCAGCGCCGCCGTGTCCTTGTAGCCTGCGACCAGGCGCACGTCGGCGCCTTGGGTCGAGCACGCCGCGCGGCTGGTCTCGGACAGGCCAAAGATGCTGATCTCCGCGGTGTTGGGCTTGCTCGCCGTGGTCGCGGTGATCTTGAAGGTCACCCGCAGGCCGGTAAAGCGCAGCGTCCCCACCGTCAGCTTGCAGACCCGGCCAAAGAGCTCGCTCATGCGACCTCGAGATAGTAGACCCCGACGCGCCCGCCCAGCTCGCCCTTGCCGGCGTCGACGTCGCTGTCGGTCTGGGCCCAGGCGAACAGCGAGCCCGGCGGGATGCGCGGGTCAGAGCGGTGCGAGGCCAGCAGGTCCCAGTTGTTGACCAGGCGGATGCAGCCGACCAACAGCTCGCCGCTCTCGGACGACAGCGACAGAATCCAGCTCTGGTCGCGGTCGTTCCAGCGGAACTGCATGTAGATGCTCACGCCGTCCAACTCGGTCAGCAGTTGGAACGGCGCGCCGTCGGCGTCTGGCGTGAGGTCGAGGCGTTTGGCAGACATGGGGCCTCACATGAACGGCAGGTGAACAAAGGTCTTGAGCAGGGCGATGCCCGCCGTCGCGGCTGCCTCGTCGACGGTGGGCCTGGGCCCCTTGTCGACCGGCTTGGCCTTGTGGCGGACGCCGGCCTTGAGGCGCTTCTTGGGCACCTTGACCGTTTCGGACTCGGCGACCTGCAGCTCTTCGACATCGACGGTCACCCAGCGACCATCGCCCTGAGCGTTGCGCGGCGACGACACCGACGTCAGCACCGCCGGGTAGTAGCTGCCGTTGTCCCAGACCACCTGCACGATCTCGCCACGCTGCGCCGCCGCCATCAGCCGCCGGCGGGCCACCTCCGGCCGCGTGGGGCCGGACGGCTGGACGGTGCGGTCGGGGTTGGGCGAGAAGAACAGCTGCAGCGAGATGCCGCGGTTCTGCAAGATCACCTGGTCGGTCAGCTGGCTGCCGTCCTCGACCGGGTATTTGCTGACCTCGCAGGCCGCTTTCGGTTCGCCCTGGATGACCAGGTCGGACTCGATGATCTCATTGAGGCCCGGGCCCATCCGCACTTGGCAGCTGCTCATTGGGCCGCCTTTGCCGGCGCCATGATGCCGGCCGCCCGATTCATGAGGCGGGTGATGTGCGCCTCAGGAATTGCGTTGACCACCTGCTCGGCCTGCTCGGCCGTCGTGCCCGCGGTGTTGATGGTGATGTTGCCGATCGACAGCGACGACGCCCAGTTGCTGAAGTGCTCCTTGGTCTTGGCCAGCTCCCGGTTGGCAATGCGCCCGGTGTCGCGCTCGAAGGCAGCACCAATGCCTCTGGCGTCAAAGCCCAGGGAGGTCATCAGCTCGCTCTTGCCACCGCCGATCAGCTGGTTGGCCATCTCGGGCGTGCCGAGCATCGCAGCGCTCACGCTGTGCAGGGCGCCCTTGCCAAGGTGGCCACCGAGCTTCTTGAGCTTGTCGGTCGACACCCCGTTCTCGACCATGTCGACAGCCGTGCTTAGCGCCGCCATGTACTGCTCGAGCATCTTGCCCAGCGCGATGAACGGCGCCATCAGCACCTTGGCGACAGTGACAGCGACGGTCGCAAAACTGCGCATGTCTTCAATGGTCTGGCGCAGAGTCTCGCCCATCGGCTGCAGCTCGGTGTTGGTGTCGCGGAACGCCTCGACCAGGTCGCCGGCGAGCCCGAGGAACTCGGCGTAAGCCGGGGACAGGCCCTGCCCAATGGCCACCTGCAGCGCCTTGATGCGCGCCTCGGCCAGCTCGGCCGCGTGGGCATTGCTCGCCAGGCCCTTGGTCGAGGAATCGTAAGCCTTGGTCGCCGATCCCTCGGCCTTGCCCATGGCCTTGACCGTGTCGGCGTAGCGCCCGCTCAGCTTGGTGACCATCGGGAGGATGAAGGCGCGGGCCTCGTCGCTGCTGAACAGCTTGGCCGACGACTTCACAGAGCCGTCGGTCGCCTTCATGATCCGCTCGAGCGTGGGCACCAGGCCCTTTTGGGCCACCTCCTGCTCAATGGCCGTGATGCCCAGCTTCTTGTAGACCTTCTGCAGGTCTTTGGTCGGCGCCGACAGGCCGGTCATCGTGGCCTTGAGCTGGGTCAGCATCTGCGCCGTGGGCCCCGTCACGCCCGCCGCCGTGCCGATGATGGCGAATAGTTCCTCCTGCTTGACGCCGAGCTGCACAGCCGCGCCGGTGACCTGGCCCATGCCGGCCGCCATCTCCGGCAGAGAGGTCTTGCCCAGGTTGGCCGCGAGCGAGGCCAGGTCGCCGACCTTGGCGTTGGCTGCCGCCGTCGAGTCGCCGTAGGCGAGCGTCACCGCCGACATCAGGTTGACCGCGTCCTTGGTCTCGGCGCCCGCCGCCGTCGCCGCCTTGGCCGCCATCTCGGTGATGGCAATCGTGTCCGCCGTCACGCCGAACGCCGAGCCCACCTCATAGGTCGCATCGGCCAGCTCGCCCAGGCCCTTGCCCGTGCGCTGGCTCATGTCGATCAGCTCTTTGCGGTAGCTGTGGACCTGGGCGATGTTGTCCGGCACCAGCGTCTGCAGCTTGCCCAGCTGCTTCTCAAAGTCGAGGTTGGCCTTGATGCTCTCCATGGCCTTGCTGGCCAGGCCCAGCGCCGCCAGCGCCGCCGCGGCCTTCTTGAACGCCGCCTCCATGGCATCGGCCGACTTGGTCGTCTGGCGCGTGCGCTTGTCGGTCTGGTCGAGCTCGCCGTCGTCGACCTTGAACCCGACCGTCACCAGCAGCTTTCTGACCACCGCATCGCTCATCTGCTCGCCTCACGCCGGGCCTCGTCCTCGGCCTCGTCCAGATCGTCTGCGATGTCGTGCGCCTCGCACAGGTCGTCCAGGGTCCACAGCTGCTCGACTTCGTGCAGGCCCGACGCCAGCTTTCTTAGGACTGGTCGCCAGAAGTACCACTTGCTGTCGCCGCGGCGGCCGATGGCTTCAGGCTCCTGGCGACTTCGCCGGCCGCCAGGGTCACCACCTCGTTGGCTGCGGCGAAGTCGTTGGTAAAATTTCCGCAGTTGTGATCGATCGCCTCCTTGAGCAGCTTGACCAGCAGGCCCGGCTTGCCAACGAACAGCTCCTCTTGCACCGCGTCGCTCAACACCGGCCGGTTGTTGTGCGTGACCTGGCCCAGCAGCGGCCGGAACACCGTCGCCTGGTACTCGGCCTGGCGCATCTGCCGGCCCAGCTCGGCCAGCGACAGGCCCAGGCCCGCCACCGCCAGGCCGCCGCCCTTGCCGTAGGCGCCCAGCACTTCGCCGTGCACCTGCATCAGCAGGGTCGCCGCGCCAAAGGCGTCGATCGCCGACACCTGCCCAATCTCGAACGGAATGCCGTCGATCACGACGGACTTGCGGATGCGTGCCATGGGGCTCCTGTCTCGAGTGAATGCGCGATACCCGCCCCAAGCTCGTCCAGGTCAGCAGCGGGCTAGACCGTGTCGAACCCAGCCCGGTTCAGGGTCAGCCGGCCGTGGAAGATCCAGCTGCGCGAGCCGGCGCTCTTGCCGTACTTGACCGGCGGGCCCTTCTTGAGCCGGGCCTGCGGCATCGAGGCCAGCTCGCCGCCCT